AACCAATACTATGATTGGCATTGCGATAGTTGGGATAAACCTTATCAACGAGACAATGTAAATAATCCAGAGCATGGAAAAATTCGAAAATTATCTATGACCTGTCAATTAACAGATGGTTCAGAATACAAAGGTGGTGAGTTAGAATTTGATTTTAGAAACTACGATCCACACATGAGAGATGAAGCTAAACATTTAAGAAAAGCAAAAGAAATTTTACCTAAAGGATCTATTATTGTGTTTCCTTCTTTTGTATGGCACAGAGTTAAACCCGTAACCTCTGGCACAAGATATAGTCTTGTTGTTTGGCATTTAGGAAAACCATTTAAATAATATGTATATAAATAATTACTTTAATACAACTATTTGGTCAGAACAAAAACCAGAGTTTGTTAAATCGTTAAATAAAGCAAGTAACAAATATGTTAAAGCTGCTAAAAATTTTTTAGAAGCTAAAGCACATATAAAAAAGTTTGGTGATTTTGGAAGATCATATCACTCAACGCCACTTACAGCTGACAATAATTTTTTAGATTTTAGAAATTACATTAGTCAAAAATCTTGGGAATATTTAGATCACCAAGGTTATGATATGCAACAATATACAACTATGTTTAGTGAGATGTGGGTACAAGAGTTTGCTAAAAAAGGTGGTGGTCATCATTCAGCACACGTACATTGGAATCAACACGTATCGGGATTTTACTTTTTAAAATGTAGTGATAAAACATCTATGCCAGTATTTCACGAACCAAGAACCGGTGCAAGAGCTACAAAATTAAAAATGAAATTAAATCAAAAAGGTGTATGGGGTGGTAGTGAGCTTATACATTTTAAGCCTAAACCGGGTACATTAATTATTTTTCCGGGATTTTTAGAACATGAGTTTAGTGTAGATTTTGGAATTGAACCATTTAGATTTATACATTGGAATATACAAGCAGTGCCAAAAGAAATGGCTAAAGATGTCGTTTAAAAAAAATAAATATACAGTTATTCGTCAAGCAATATCGAAAGATTTAGCTACTTTTCTTTACAATTATTTTTTAATGAAAAAACAAGTTTATGATACTTCTTTAAAAGAAAGATATATTTCACCTTATGAAACTTTGTTAGGTTATTATGAAGATACTAATGAACAAATACCTAATACATATTGTTCTTATTCTGATATTGCTATGGAAACATTAATGTTAAAATGCCAAACTATAATGGAAAAAACTACAGCATTAAAATTACAACCCTCTTATACCTACGCAAGAATTTACAAAAAAGGAGATGTGTTAACAAGACATAAAGATAGATTTAGTTGTGAAATATCTACGACTATGAATCTTGGTGGAGATCATTGGAATATATATATAGAACCTTCGGGTAAAGAAGGCATGAAAGGTATTAAAATACAATTAAATCCGGGTGATATGTTGGTTTATAGAGGTTGTGAATTAGAACATTGGAGAAATAAATTTAAAGGAAAAGAGTGTTGTCAAGTATTTCTTCATTACAATAATAAAAAAACTAAAAATTCAAAATTAAATTTATTTGACAAAAGACCACATTTAGGACTTTCAGCATGGTTTAAAAAATGATAAAGAAATATTGGGATGGATAAGCACCACCTTATTCATCCTTAAACACTAAGATTATTTATTATGAAATTTGTTCTTATGCTTTCAGTATGTTCATTTGTTTCGGGAGAATGTAAGCCACCAATACAATATCAAGAAACATTTGATACATGGCAGCATTGTGTATTAACTGCTTTAGATACTAGCACTAAATATTTATTAGCTATGGACACTGAAACAATAAATAAATTTCAGCTATCAACTCAATATAATTGTAAACCACAAGATACAATCTAATGCCTAAAAATTCTGCACTTGAAAGAATAGAATCACACGAAAAACTTTGTCGTATTATGCAAAAACAAACTCATCAAAAAATTAACAATATTGAATTAGAAATTAAAGATATAAAGAAACACTTGTACTATGCTATGTCAGCATTAATAGGTGGTATGTTTACAATTATAGTTATATTATTTCAAAAACTTTAACTCTAAAGGTCTTTATGGCTAGAAGAAAGAAAGCAACTACTGGTCTAATAAGCGAAATGAAAGTACAGATTGAACTAGCAAAAGACCCAAATATCCTTGTATTTACACCACTTGGAGGTCTTGGTCCTGTAGATATTGTTACTTTAAATATGACTACAGGTGAGTATACTGGTTATGATGTTAAATCAAAGAATTATAGAAAAACAGATTATACAGCTAAAGATGGCTATAAAAGAAAAAGAATTGGATCACTAATATCAAGAGGAAGAACTAAAGAACAAATTAAACTAAAGGTAAAAATAATATATGCCAAATGATAATTCGTTAGATATTATTAATGAATATAAAGACCAAGTTAGAATACTTAAAAGTCAAATAGCAGAACTTGAAGATGCTAATAAATCTAAAGATTCAGCAAATAAAAGATGTTTGCAAAAACTAGAGTTTTGTACTAAAGATTTAGATGATGCACTATCAAAGATTAAAGAATTAGAGGAGAAAGAATAATGCCATTTGAAATGATAACAATGTTAGGCTCTACTGTACTTGGTGGAGTTATGAGTATTTGGTCGCAAAGTATTAAAGCAAAACAAGCAGAACAAAAAATGCTTATACAAAGAGCAGAAGTTCAACAACAAGGTTTTAAAGATGCTAGAGAATATGATAACAAAGGCTTTCAATGGACCAGAAGAATTATAGCTTTAACTGCTGTCTTTGCAATAGTATTACTACCAAAATTAATGCCATTAATATCACCAGATATAAGTGTAATTGTAGGTTACTTAGAATTTAGACCTGCTTTTTTCTTTATACCAGAGAAAGAAATAATGAAATGGGTAACACTATCTTCAAACAGTTTAGTTATTACACCATTAGATACTAACTTGGTGTCAGCAATAATAGGTTTATACTTTGGTGGTTCATTAGTTAAAAAATAATGGCAAGAGTAAAGTTTAATATAGCTGATCAACCCCATGTAAGAATACCAAAAAAAACAAGCATAGGTAGACGACCTAAATTATCTTCTATGAATAAACATAAGAAGAGACAAAAAGGCAAGTCAAAAAATCGTGGACAGGGTAAGTAATATCTTATATTAAAACGTCATAGGAGTTAAATATGATTGATGAAATAAGAGATATGATCAAACATTATTTGGAAGATCATAAAAAAGCAGTTATCATTGTTGGTGTGCTATTAGTTATAGCTCTAATAATATAATTATTTACAAGGAATAACCTATGGAGATAGACAGGATGAACTATTACTTTACAGGTGTTCTTATAATAATGATGACTTTGTTGGCTCTTTGCGGAGGTCCAGCAACATGATTGATAAATTTTTCTATGTTTTTTTTTCAAAATTAGATATAATTGCAGGTTGGATGGACAAACTATTTGCACCACGTTGTAAATGTAAAAAGAAAAAGAAATGAAAGTATCAGATAAAACATCAGTAAGTATGCCAATAAAAAATATGATTGGTATAGTTGTTGCTGTTGCAATGGGTGTCTTTGCTTACACTGAAGTTACTGCTAGACTTACATCCCTTGAGACATCAAGAGAATTATTCCAAGCTGATCTACTTAAAAAATCCGAACAATTACCAACTGACCAAGAACAATTTATGTTGCTTGAAGATTTATATAAAACAGTAGAAAAAATAGAAGTAAGAATAGAAGATATGATGCACAATAAAGTTAATATAGAATTTGTAACTAAACAATTAGAAAAAGCATTAGAAGATATTGAAGAGTTAAAAGATAAAGTTAGAGCAAATGGTAATGGACATGGTTGAAACAGTAATAGCATTATTGATGATAGTAAATCACGAAATTAAAGAACATAGAATACAACCTAATATGTCAGATTGTTTAAAAGGTAAAAGGATTGCTATGCGTGAATCAAAAAATCATATAGAATATAAATGTATTCGTAGTAAAGCAGAAGTAGAAATTTACATGGGAGAAAAATCAATTAAAAAATTAATATTAGAATAAAGGATATAATATGACACTAACTAAAAGACAAAAGACTACACTTGCAAAACACAAAAAACATCACACTGCTAAACACATGAAAAGTATGAGAGCTGCAATGAAAAAAGGTAAAACATTTACTCAAGCTCATAAGTTAGCAATGAAAAAAGTAGGTAGTTAAATGCCAGATAAACAACCACCAAGAACTAAAAAATACTACAGGTCTACAAAGTCTGGTGCAGGTATGACTAAAGCAGGAGTTGCTAAATACAGAAGAGACAATCCGGGATCAAAATTGAAAACAGCAGTTACAGGTAAAGTTAAGAAAGGATCTAAAGATGCAAAACGTAGAAAGAGCTACTGTGCAAGGTCTGCCGGACAGATGAAGAAGTTTCCTAAAGCTGCAAGAAATCCTAACTCAAGATTAAGACAA